CCAGATCCTCAAGTTCCACGTAGACGCGGCGCTGATGCGCGGGACGGCGATCCCTCGCAACATCCCCACCGACGACTGCCGCGCGCCGGCCGGGCACACCTGGGGATCGATTCACGAGGCCCTCAACGACACGCGCAATCCGGTGGCGCTGATCTACGCCAACTACTATATTGCCAAGAAGGCGACCCCCGCCATCAAGGGCGTAGAAGCGGACCTGACACACTACCCTCCTGACCCCGCCAATACCTACGGGATCGTGCGCCCCCGGGACATCAAACGACGGCCTCTCTACGCGCTTTCGCGACCAGAAACGAAGCAGATCCTTCACGACATCGCCGAGAACCTCCACAAGCAGCCGCACCGGCGCCCTCGGATCTACGAATGACGAAGCCCACCTCCCTCCGGTCGTTCCAGGACATTCGCGACGTGGCCTCCGAGACCATTCGCCAGGTGGGCGAACGCAGCCTCACGGGCGACCAGGTCAAGAGCATCCAGGGGCTGCTCACCCTCGCGGCGGACACGATCGTCAAGGAGGAGGCCATCAACCGGGCCATCGTGGCCAACACCAGCAACGTGCCCGGCGTGCCGGCGACCACGACCCCGCCGCCCCGCGGCACGAAGAACACCGATGGGACGTTCATTCTGAACATCAACGCCAACTCCTACGGGGCCCCGTCGGTCGAGTTCGTCGAGCATCGCCCCGCCTCGACCCCCGCGCCCGCCCCGAGTCCCGCACCACCGCTCCAGATCGAGGTCTGGGAAGAGGACCCCCCGGAGCGGACCATCCCCTACAGCAACCTCTCCGGGGAGGAGGCCGCCGCCCACCTGGGGGAGGCCCGCGCCGCCGCCCACGACGACATTGCCGACAAGCGGCGCAACCTCGTGGAGCGCCTGCGCGCCCAGCGGGAGGGACGGCGATGAAACCCATCCCGCTTCGAGAGCAACTCGCCACAGCGCAGGGTCAGGCGGCCTTCGAGAAGGCCTCCGAGGACCCGGCCTTCGTCAAGAGGGTCCAAGATCTCTATCGAGATCCCAACTGGGCGCTGAGGAACCTGCTCGCCGTACAGGATCAGCAAGAGAACACCATCACCTCGTACGACCCAGACGTCGTAACCCATACTCTGCAACAGGACATGATCAACTACTGGGCGAAACTACCCCGCACCCCGGACGGTTTTGCCAAGTGGTTCGTCAGTCTCGCGTCCCGGCAGACCGGAAAGTCGACGGTTCCCGAGCTTCTCGGCACGCACAGTGCCATGATCGCCCCCGGATGGGATCACGTCTGCGACGCCGACACGGACAAGCGGGCCGGATATCTCCACCAGCGCGCCCAGATTGCCTATGCGGGATGTCCCGCGTACTTCCGGCCGCAGCAGGTGTCGAACAAGGAGAACAGGCAGCTCACCCTCCGGCACGGCCAGACCACCTCGCGCCTGCGGACGCGGACGGCCAGCGCCGAAGCGACGGGTATCGGCGAGACCCCGTCGTCCTACCACGGCTCGGAGATGGGCTTCTGGCCCAACTTCGCCAAGTCCTGGACCATGATCGCCCCTTCAATGCGCAACAGCCGCAATGCCCGGGTCATTATGGAGTGTACTCCGGTGCCTCCGTCGATGGCATCCGGTGATCAATGGCGCGAGTTCTGCCAAGCGGCCCGAAACTCGGGCCCCGAAGACCGTTTCATCTACCGTTTCTACCCGTTTTGGGACTCGAAGATCAACACGCGGACCTGGATCAGCACCTGGACGCTCGATTCGGATGAGATCGACCGCCTAAACCGCTTCGGTCCGCTCGGAATGACGCGCGCCAACCTCGCTTTTCGTCGCGAGATCCTCAAAACCGACGAAGAGATCCGCAAAGACCCTCGCCTGTTCGACCTCTGGTATCCCACGGACGACATCTCGTGCTGGATCACGTCCGGCGGGGGCGTGATCCCGTCAAACTGCCTCGACAAACACATCGGATCACGCGATCTTATCGAGTGGGACTCCTCGGAGACGTACAAAGAGTACTCGCCGCCGCGCCCAGGCGCGATTTACGTGATCGGATCGGACCCCAGCGGCTTCGCGGCACGAGATCACTCGGCTTTTCACGTCCTCGAGGTGTGGCGCGGGCGCTGGAGGCAGGTCGCCACCTTCGCTGGGAACGTGGATCCGGTACTTACAGCCCGAAAGCTGGTCGAAGTGGGCCTTCGATATAACAAAGCCCTCATCGGCGTCGAGTCGAACGGCGTCGGGCAGGGCGTTCTCGTCGCTCTGGTGCAGGCGAACTACCCGAACCTCTATTATCAGGGTCTGAACAACCCAGGGATGGCCTCAACAGGCGCATCACAGCAGGGACACCTCGCGGATCTCACCACGGCGCTCCTCGACACGCTGGTTCTGCACGACAAGGACACCGTCGAGCAGCTTGCCACGTACAAGAATGATAAATCCTTCCAGGCCGCGGTCTCTACGGAGGCAATGCACAAGGCTACGCAGATCTTCTCGGAGTCTGGCACCGGGCGGCGCGCAAAACACCACTGGGACAAGGTAAGTGCGCTACTGGTGGCGGTGCAGATGGCGAAAGAGGTGCCACAGCACTTCGAGCCCACGGAAGAAGGGCAGATTCCCGCGCATCTGCAGAGTATTCGTCGGGTGACCAGCCGAATCGACAGCGAGAATCCAGATCTCGCCGCCGAAGTCGCGAAACTGTCGCCCCAGGAGCGCGCGGTGTGGGAGAAGATCGTCAACTCCTCTCGGGGAGGGAACGGCGCGTGGGGGCCGACGACAAGCAAGGTCAGCGCCTGGTAGGCGTTGACAATCCGCTGACTTCAAGGTACGGAGGCTCCTATGGACCAGTCCGCCCGCTTCGGCCCAGCCTCCCAGCAGACCCGACCCTCCGACGGGATGGCCGACAAGTTCGTGATCGACGTGATCACGCGCCATCAGCAGGCCGTCGACCGCTACTTGGCGCCCTTCTACGCCAAGACCCACCTGCAGTACGTCGGCAAGGCCACGATGGACGAGGACGGAGGCATCAAGACCTCCCTCCTCGGTCGGGACTCCAACGAAGCAGGGGACGGCTACCTCCAGGAGCCGATCCTCTACCAGTTGATGGACACGCTGACGGCCACGGTGACCCCGCCGACCCCGGCCGTCGAGATCCTCCCGCAGAGCCTCGAGATCTCGATGAGCGCGGCGCAGACCGCGCAGGCTCTCATCAACAACGCCTTCCGGCGCCGGCGCCTGACGGGCGATCTCGGCCGAGCGGTCACGTACACGGGCCTGTTCGGCCATGCGTACATGCTGACGACCTGGTCCGAGGATGAGACCCTTCCCCGCTACGACGTCATCCACCCCAAAGACCTTTTCGTTGACCCGATCGCGAAGAAGTGGGAGGATGTCCGATACGTGGTCCATCGCGTGATCCTCCCCGCCGAAGAAGTGCGGCTCCGGGGCGCGCAGGGCACGTACACGCAGGACGCCGTCGAGCGCGTGCTCAAGGGAGCGACCCCGGCCTCGTCTTCTTCGCTCTACGCGACGGCCCGGTACTACCTCGACGAGATCAACTTCGGCTTCCACCCGCCGACGGAGATGACCCTGTCGGACGAGGCCACGCGCTTCGAGCAGTCGCTCGAGAACGTGTGCCTCCTGTACCAGGTCTACGACTTCGTCAACAACGAGGTCATCCACGTCGCGGCGCAGTACCGAGGCTCGGCCAAAGAGGTCGTGTTCCGGGAGGCCCTCCCGTACAAGCTCGTGCGGAACCCCTTCTCGATGCTCCGGTTCACCGACAGTCTCGACTCCCTGCGCGGGGTGAGCATCGCGCAGCTCGTGACGCCGCTCGTCGACCAACTCCACAAGCTCAAGACCATGCGGATGCGGCACGCCGCGGCGATGATCCCCCGGACGCTGATGCGCGCGGACATCGTGCAGAACCCGGACGGCGTGCAGACCGCGATCCTCAACGCACCGACCCCAGGGCACACCATTCCGGTGTCGATGGCAGGCAGCGGCACGCAGCACATCCCGCTCGAGGCGCTGTTCTGGTCGACGCCGACCCCGGCGATGCCTCCCGACTACGACAAGACGCTCAAGGACCTCGAGGACGCCATCTACGCGACGGCAGGCATCTCGCCCTTCCAGCGCGGGCAGATCGGCGAGAGCCGCGTGGCGACCGAGCTCGCTCTGGCGGATGCCTCGAACCAGACGCGGCAGGGGCGAATCTTCCAGGCCGTGGGGTTCCTGATCGAGGACCTGGCCCGAAAGACGCTGGACCTCTACGCGGAGTTCTTGGCGGAGAACAAGTTGGCGCTGCGCATCGGCAGTAGGATCCAGGAGATCCAGGCCGAGCATCTGCCTTTCATCCCCGGCGTCTCTACGGTCGGCACCGTTGACATCTCCGTGACTCCGTACAGTCCGCAGGAGCAGACCCGCGCAGTGTTGGCGCAGAAGGTGATGACCTTCCTGCCCGCCCTCCAGGGGATCAACCCGCAGTCACTGGATACGCAGAAGGTGCAGGAATACCTGCTTGCCGTGGCAGGACTTCCGCACAACCTCGTCAAGACGCTGGAGCAGCAGGCCGAGGAAGCGGAGGCGATGGCTATGGCCGCCGAGAACGAGGCCGCGGCCCAAGCCGGGTCTGTCAACGCGGCGTCAGGCGGCGGTTTGCCTATCTCGCCCGGCGTAGTTACGAAGGGCGGTGACACCCAGGCTACCCAGGCGGCGGGATCTCCCCGCGCACAGGGGAGCATGGTCGGCGGCGCCGGCAAACGTCGGTAGCCTTGGAGGTTCAGATGGCACGAAGCGCAGGGGCGTACGCCCCGCTCATGGATGAGATGACCAAGAAGCTGCGCGAGGGGCAGAGCGGATCGTCCACTGAACCGAGCACCAGCACGGCCGCCGGACCCGCGGCAGGTCAGCGACTGAGCGACGCCATGCGCTCCGGGACGAGCGCCCAGGAGGACCGGGGAGGGACGAGCCCCGGCATGGACATGGGGGGTCGACTGCAGGACGCGATGGGGCAAGGGACTTCGGCAGGCGCCGGGCCCGCTGCGGGTCAGCGGCTGAAGGACGCCATGTCGGTGGAGCCTGGCGACTATGTCTGGTCGGACAAAGGCAACGCCGAAGCCGGTGGCGAGCAGTACCACTACAACGTCGATGCC